GAAGGTGACTGAACTCCACAAATCACAGTATAATTTGCGTGGATTTGGTCCCTTAGGTTCTGAATATGACACAGGCTTCTCAAGATTGTCTGGGTCTCCGGAGACTTCCCTCTTTAATACTATATTGACATGCTTTATATCATATCTAGCATTTAGAATGACCAAGAAAGCAGATGGAACGTATTATAGCCCACAGGAAGCATGGAATAGTTTAGGACAATATGGTGGTGACGACAGTTTGAATAAAGATATACCAGCAAAGAACCTCACACGAGCCGCAGAAATGATGGGCCAGAAGTTAGAGGTTGAGACCATAACTCGAGGACAATTAGGTGTCAAATTTTTAGCTCGATATTATGGTGATAAGGTCTGGTATGGAGACAGTAACTCAATGTGCGATGTAAAGAGACAATTAAGTAAGTTTCATAGTACTCCTTCATTGCCACACAATATATTACCCGTCGATAAACTAGTCGAGAAGGCTCGAGCTTACTGGCAAACAGATGCAAACACTCCTATATTAGGCCCCTATTGTAGGAAGGTGATGGCGCTGTCAACGAAACAAGACTTCACACAGTTCACGCAGCAACAGCGTGATATGGTGCTCCCATGGTTCTCCCATTTTAATACAGAAGATCAATTTAAGAATGAGACGGACGAGTGGATGTATGACATAGTTGTCAAGCAGATACCTACCATGAGTAGCTGCGGACCTTTGGTTGAAAAGTGGATACATAAATTGTCCACATTAGACCAATGTTTAGATGCACCGTTATTAGCAGAACCCAATCCACCGCTATGTAAAGCGCCCGTAGTAATTGGGGGAGAAGTCTATGGACAGAAGCCATTGGCCCAGGCCCAGGAGATCCCGCGTCAGAATAAGCGGAGGAACAGGAAGGCGAAAGCGCCTCCTGTTAAGAACCAGTAACCCAAGAACACCGTGGTCAAGCCGGCACTGTAGGGGGTGCCCGGTCTTGAAGTAAACTTTACTTGACCACGATGCAATCAAGACAACTCGTTAAGAAACCACGTAACCGTTATCAACGACAGGAGATAATTAACAACGTACCATCACATATGACAGATTTTGCATCGGCGACAAACATGCCGATGGCTCTAGTCATGAGACAACAACAGAGGAAACCACAAAAGAAAAATAATAAAAATCAGAAAAAGAAAAACAATAAAAATAATAAAAATAAAAATCAATTAGTTCGCCGTCTTAAGGCTCCCCATGAATGTATAGTCCATTACGCATCAGCGTTGATGGATCCTGTGAATACCCCACAAGGAGCTTGCATTCCTTATGGTTTTCCTATTCCCTCTCAACGGGTGAAGGTCTTTGCTAGAGGCAACCTTCAACTCGGTACAACAGGTGTCGGCTTTTGTGCTGCCGGCCCCCAACTTGCGAAAGATAATGCCGCGGTGACCTATACATTAACAGGCTCCGTTGGTACTATGACCACTGCTCTCTCAAGCTTTACAGGCTTAGGGACGCAGTCTCTGGGACAACTACCATATTCTGATTCCAATTTGAATTCGGGCCAAAACCCGAAGGAAGGAAGAGTAGTTTCACTAGGACTTAGGGTCAGATATGCTGGGACAGAATCTGGCAGAAATGGCACCGTCATCATGGTAGAAGAAACAAACCATGCTAATTTGATGGTAGCACAGCCGACTAACATTGTCGCGAACATTTCAGCCTTGTCACAGCGACCAGCACCTGATGGATCTTGGGCCTATGTATTTTACTCAGGCCCAGTGAATCAGACAGAAACAACTTTCGCCAATTCAGTTGCAACAGTTTACATTCTTGCAGCTATCATCCAAGGACAGAAGGATGATTTATGGGAATGGGAAGTCTATGAGCATGTAGAGTATGCCGGAAATGCTATTTCTGGTGCCGTAGCCACACATATTGACCCTCAGGGCTACGCTCATGTTGTAGAAGCAGCTAAAGATGCTGCAATAACCCAACCACTTGCCCCCTCGACTTCGTATGAGTCGTTTTTATCATTCCTCCAAGCCGCCGGATCAACAGCAGCTTCAGTGATATCTGGCATCCCCTCTGGTACACTCAACCAAATCCTGTCACCAGTGCTCCGCCAAGCACTTCAGACGATGAGACCCACAAGTCTCTTGTTACAATAAACGAG